AAACTGGTAAATGGTTTGGTATTGAGTTGGATAAAAGTAATGCACTATTCATACCAGCACAATACGCCCACGGTTATTTGGTTTTATCTGAGAACTCAATATTACAATATTTCGTTGACGCACCATATAACAAACCAGAAGAAGAAAATTTCAAATGGAATGATTATAACATAGAGTGGCCAATCACAGTGCCACCAATATTATCTGCAAAGGATTTATAATGAAAAAAATTGGATTTAATTGTAGTACTTTGGATTTGTTTCATGCAGGACATGTTACAATGTTAAAAATTGAAAAACAATATTGTGACTATTTGATTGTGGCAGTACAATCCGACCCAACTATTGATAGACCAGATACCAAAAACAAACCAGTACAGTCTTTGTATGAAAGGTTTGTTCAAGTGTCATCCTGTAAATATGTTGATGAGGTGTTGGTATATGAAACCGAAGAAGATTTGGAAAATATTTTTAAAACACAAATAATTCATATACGTTTCTTGGGTGATGAATATAAATCAAAACCATTTACAGGAAAACAATATTGTCTTGATACTGGTATAGAATTGTTTTTCCATGATAGACAACATCCATATAGTAGTTCTAAATTGAGACAAAGAGTATATGATGCTGAGGTTGAACGAATGAAAAAATTAAATGTGGAATATAATGAATGTCAAAAGTAGCAATAATAACTGACCAACACTTTGGTGCAAGAAATGATTCCACACTTTTCTTAGATTTCTATGAGAAGTTTTATAAAGAAACATTCTTTCCGACACTGATAAAGGAAAAGATCGAAACACTATTGATTCTTGGTGATACCTTTGATCGTAGAAAGTACATAAATTTCTTTTCGTTGAAACGCACCAAAGAAATGTTCTTTGATCCACTATCTGAAATGAGTATACAGGTGCATATGTTGGCCGGTAACCACGATACTTACTTTAAGAATACCAATGATGTTAATTCAGTAAATTTACTTTTAGGTGAGTATGGTATATCATTAAATGTTATTGACCATCCATCCGAAATCTATGTTGGTCCTCATAAAATTTGTATGGTGCCGTGGATTTGTCCAGAGAATCACGAAGATTCTATGAAGATGATAAAAGATACAGATGCAAAATTCTGTATGGGGCATTTTGAGATTGCCGGTTTTGCCATGTATCGTGGTATGCCATCTGAAGGAGGATTGGATCGTGGAATTTTTAGGAAGTTTAGTCACACTTTTAGTGGTCATTACCATCACAAATCTTCTGTTAATGATATCTACTATTTGGGGAACCCATATGAACTCACTTGGCAAGATTACAATGACGCTAGGGGTTTTCATTTGTTTGATTTGGATTCTCATCAACTTGAGTTTGTAGAGAACCCCAATAAAATGTTTCATCGTATTATGTACGATGATAAAGAAAATACCATTAAAGAACTTGATAGTATGGATTTCAAACCATATGCAAACACCTATGTGAAAGTGGTTGTAATAAACAAAACCAATCCGTATTTGTTTGACAAGTTCATGAATAACCTGTATAATGTGAACCCAGCAGACATTACAATTGCTGAAGATTTTACAGACTTGACTGAAGGTGTTGATGATAACATGGTCAATCAGGCCGAAGACACTTTGACAATTCTAAACAAGTATGTCGATAACATCAAAGAAGATAACATAGATAATACTAAGTTGAAAACATTATTGAAAGAACTCTACGTAGAGGCATTGAATACTGAACAAGCATGATTTTATTTCAAAAGGTTCGTTGGAAAAACTTTCTTTCCACCGGTGTATCATTCACCGAGATTAATTTTACCAAGTCTACCAATACTTTAATTATTGGTCAGAATGGTGCAGGTAAGTCCACAATTCTGGATGCACTTTGCTTTGGCCTATTTGGTAAACCATTTCGCAAAATAAACAAACCACAATTACCAAATTCCATCAACTCCAAAGATTGTGTGGTTGAGATTGAATTTAACATTGGCCAGAAACGATATAAAATTGTGCGTGGTATCAAACCAAACACATTTGAAATCTATGTCAATGATGTTTTGCTGAACCAGGATGCAGCTGCAAAAGACTACCAAGAGGTACTAGAGAAACAAATTCTCAAACTAAACTATAAGTCCTTTACGCAGGTTGTCATCCTTGGTTCAGCATCCTTTGTTCCTTTCATGCAATTGTCTGCCGCAGACCGTAGAACAATCATTGAAGACCTACTAGACATTCAAATCTTTTCTTCCATGAATTCGGTTGTCAAAGAAAAAATGTCAACAATCAAAGATGAGATTGGTAAATCTAAGTATGCCATTTCATTGACAGAAGAAAAAATCAATTTACAAAAACAAAACATCGAAGAAAACAAGAAGAACAACGATGCAGAGATTCAGCGTAAACGGGAAGAAGTTGGAAAATCAAAAGAACAACATAATAAATTGATAAATGATATTGAGTTGATTAACAGACACATTTCAGTATTACAAACTAAAGTTGGTAATAAAAAAGAAAAGTTAGACAAGAAGTCCAAAGGTTTATTTCAAATCAAAGGTAAGGTTCAAACTAATATTGACAGAAATCAAAAAGAAATAACCTTCTATGAAACTAACCATGATTGTCCGACATGTAAACAACCGATTACACCTGAGTGGAAAGATTCTCAAGTAGAAGAAAAGACAAATAAAATCACCTCACAAAAAACTGGATTGATTGAGATTGAACAGGAGTTGAGTAAAGTAACTTCTGAAATAGAATCAATCACTAGTATCATTTCTCATATTACCGCACACAATGGTGAAATTATTAAACATACTTCTACCATGTCAGCAATCAGTAATTATATTTCTAAATTGAATGGTGAGATTGATGGATTATCCAAGAAACAAACCAATACGGAAGGCAGTGACCAGAAGTTAACCGAATTGAATACTGAATTGGAAGAGTATAGAAAAAATTACGAAAACATTCTAAACGAAAAACACTACTATGAATTTGCAGGTAATTTATTGAAAGATAATGGTATTAAGACCAAAATTATCAAACAATATCTACCTATTATGAATAAGTTGATTAACAAGTATCTGTCTGCAATGGACTTCTTTGTTAACTTCAACATCAATGAAAACTTTGAAGAAACAATTAAGAGTAGGCATCGTGATGAATTTTCTTATGCCAATTTCTCCGAAGGTGAGAAGATGCGTATTGACTTGGCATTATTGTTTACTTGGCGGCAGATTGCCAAACTAAAGAATAGTACCAATACAAATTTGTTGATACTAGATGAGGTGTTCGATTCTAGCCTTGATACAGTAGGCACAGAAGAATTTCTAAAGTTGATACATGAAATGGGAACAGACACAAATGTGTTTGTTATTTCCCACAAAGGAGACCAACTGTTCGACAAGTTCCGTTCGGTCATTAAGTTTGAGAAAAAAGGAAACTTTTCAAGGATTGCAAAATGAATTTCAATGAATATCTGTCCTACCAAAGAAATGTGGTAGACAAAGAGGTACAAGGCTGGTTTTATCCAATTGATATTGTTCTTGTGTATGGCATATTACAAGGTATGCAATTCAATTTGGATGGTGATATTTGTGAGATTGGTGTTGCAAATGGCCGAAGTGCCATTAATATTTGTAATTTTAAAAACACCAAAGATAATTTCTATCTATATGATATCTTTTCCGAAGAACAGAGAGTTATAGCAGATAACAATATTAAAAAGTTTAGTAAAGGTGAAAACCTAATTTGGAAATTAAATGACACAATGGAATTATTCCCAGATGATTTGATATTCAAAGATCAATTAAAGTTTTTACATATTGATGGATGCCATGAACATCCTGTGGTACTAAATGATTTAATTTTATTTGCAGACAAAATGAAAGATTACGGAGTTATTGCTGTAGATGATTTCAATGACTGGGAGTATCCTGGTGTGAACAGTGCCGTGTGTGAATTTATAATGTCGAAATACAATTATAAAAATTGGAGAATATTTACTATTGGTAACAATAAAGCCTTTCTATGTCAAAGGAAATTTCACCAACAGTATCAAGAAAAATTGCTATCTTTCATAAAGAAAGCAATGCCTACAATGTCGTTCAGTGGTTTAGCTATTAGACCAGTGTATGATGAAAATGTTTTGTTGTGTGATTCCCGATCCAAAGTGGTTGATGTGGATGAACTGTACAAAAAATTGTTTGATAAACCAACCATAGGATAAATTATGAACACAGAAGATATTATTTTATATAACACAGAAGAAACGATTAAGGTTGCACCAGCAACTGAAAAGGTTGAAACATTTGATTTAGTGGCACCAGACCATCCAGCTCTATACAAAGTTTTACCTGAATTTAATTTTGAAAATGTACCAATCAATCCAAATAGTTTTGCATCCACTTTGGTGGAAACTTGTAAGAAGTATAATGGTATTGGTCTTTCTGCCAATCAATGTGGTTTTGAATACCGTGTATTTGTTATGGGTTCAGGTGAAGAATATGTGGCATATTTCAATCCAAGAATTATTTCATCAAAAGGTGAAACACACATGGAAGAAGGTTGCCTTTCTTTCCCTTTCCTAAATTTGAGAATCACCAGGCC